TTTGTAAAATCTAAAGTTATTCTATTGTTTGTGCTACTATCATTTATAGAAATTTGTCTATATGTTCCATCATTAGCTAAAGCAGCTATTTCTGCCATCAACACACCTTCTGAATCGTTAAACGTAGCTGCATCTCCAGAGCCATCAGCAGATTCTGCTGCTCTTGTAATTGCTGTTCCATTAGTAGGAATGTAGCTTGTTAAATATGAGCTTTGTTCTAGTTGTGCTCCCCAAATGTAGATACCACTAACACCATTAATTATTGGTTGTGAGCCATCTGTTAAAATTCTAAAAAAAGGAGATGAAGCTGTTGCTGTAAAAGTTAATGAACATTTATACCACTCATTTTTATATTCTTCTATATTTCCAATAGATGATAAAGTTGATGAAACTACAACACCATTAGTTAAGTCAAAAGTACCATTACCAAAACTTGTAATTAAAAGTAAATAATCTCTATCATCTTTTTTGGCAAAAACACTAAATGTATAATCTGATGCTAACAATGAAATTCCTTGTTTTCTTAATACACCACTTGTTGAACCATCAATTAACTTATCAGCATTTAATCCTCCATCTGGGGATGTTGTTTGATTACTGCTAACACTACCAGATTGTTTTATCCAACTACTATCACTAAAATCTTCGCTATAAGTTATTAGATTAGTCCTAGCTGGTTCTAAAAGGTAATGAGGACAATTAACTACTTTACCATTTAATAAGTCGTAGTTTAGTCTTGAATCTCCACTTGCTACTTCTTCTATTAGTCCAGTTGGTGCTATTCTAGTTCCAGTACTTGCTCTTGTAAAGTCAAAGTCTCCTACTCCATCTGATGGGAGTACAGAATAAAACTTGTCTCCTTGTGCTGCTGGTATTAATGCTAATTTTGGTTTTGCCATTGTCTTAATTTTTTATACGTCTAATATTTGTGTTTCGTGAATCCAATCTGCTAAACACTTAACTGCTTCTACGTTGTCTGCTCTTACTAATTGTACTGATACGTTGTCTATTGAGCCAACAAAAGCACTGCCTCCACTACTACCGTAAAATCTTAATATTTTATTTGTTCCTCCAAATTCAAATGTACCTTCATATACTCCAGTAGTTAAGGATGTAGAACTAAATATATTAGTAAAAGTACCAGACGCCCCTACGTAAGCATAAACTCTTACATACCCACTTGTGACAGCTGTTACTTCAAATCTAACTCTATATTTATTTCCAGCTGTAAATCCACTTACTGTTTGGAGTATCGGATTACTTGTTAAGTTGCCATTGGCTGTTCCTCCACTAATTGTCCAACCAGTTCCTTTAATCCAATCACTATCCGTTGCAAAATTTCCATTAACAACTTGATTAGGTTGTTGGCTAGTAAGCATTTCAAATTGACTACCAAAAAAGTCTGGTTTACCAATAACTGAAGGTGCTGTTTGTATAGCGTTTCCCCACCAAGTATAATTGTAATATAATCCCCAAGTTCCAGTATCCATTACTTCTTTGTTTTATAGTTATAATTTATTTCTATGTCTAGTGTGTTCGTTTGTGTCCACATATTTCTTTTTTCTTTCTAAATATTGCTTTAATTTAACAATATATTTTTCTTTAATTTTATATAAATTAAAGCCCAACCACCAAAATCAGCTCCACTTTGATCAGGATAAAAATCATCCTCTGTGTTTGCGTTATACTCTGGATATGTATCCTGATTATATACCATGAAATTTGTAAAATTATTAGTATAAAATTGAGCAATATCTCTATATTTATTTGTCAAATAATCAACTTCATCTTTGCTTACGCTTTCACTAGATTCGCTTATGTGTTTATATACACCGCCATTAGCTACTGTATAAGCAGCAAAAGGCATGTAATAAACTAAAGCCCAATAAATAGTCATTGGCTTTACATATGTTTCTAAAAGCGTTTTATAAGCTGCATTTGCTGGATCATTTATTCCTGATATAATCAACGCTTGCAATTTTTCATAAAGTTTAGTTCCTAAATATATCTGCACCTCTGTGTCCATGGATATTTCTATCATGTAAACAAATTTATCAGGATCAATATTTCCTGAAAGAACAGAGTATCTTTTAAGATCTTTAGTTGTTACAAATAATGCTGTTGCCATTCTTTTCTTATTTTACGCCTGGATAATGCCCTTCATTTGGCATATCTATCGGAGCAATTTGGCTCTCTCTAGTTCCCCACGGATTCTTTTGATATGTTTTAGGTATTGTTCCTGTTTTTATATAATCTTTTAATTCTTTGCTAGGCTCTGTATTTGTTCTTAAACGATATAAGACTTGTTTCCAAGCATGTCGGCAGTAAACCCCACCTTTAAATTTAAAGAGATCATAGGGCTTGCCATCATGCCCTAGCTGTTTGTTTACTCCATCTCTACTAGCTCTATCAATATCTTCTAATCTATATACTACGTTTTTGTCTGATAGCTTCATCATGTTATCGCAAAAAGTTCTAGATTTGTTTCCTATTATATTTGGCTTTTGAGATTTCTTAAAATACTTATATCTAATTTTATAATTTTTAGAATCTAAATAAGAAAAACCATTAGGATCAGCAAATATTTCATCTTTCAGTTTAGTAAACATTGACTTCTTTTCTACTATTGAAGCAGAAGCCCATTCTTCATTAGATACATTTTCTTCGCAATATTCTCTAGAATCAACTTCTTCCCATTCCTCACTCATTACTTCTCCTTTGAGATGCTCTAATAAAATTTCTCCTTGTTCTTGAGTAAGCTCTGGTTGTTTAGCTAATTCAACTCCTGTTTCTTCTTCAACTACATCTTCATCAACTCCTTCTAATTGATCTAAATCATTAAATGATAAAGGTTTTAAAGTTTTAAAATATAATTCTAAAGAAATATCATTAATTGCTAATATTTCATCCATGCAATCAATTATTTCATCTTGATAGCATTTTATTACTACATTATCAAATAATAAAGTTGCAGTTTCTATTTCATCAGCGTTATTTCCTAAACCATCATTCCCATCCCTTACGCCTAATAGCATTGGAGAGGTTACTCTATGCCCAACTATCAATTTTCTAAAACACTCGTTAGAAAGGTACTCATAATGGCTAGGAGCATCATTTAAAGGAATATCATCAACAGTTGTTTTTGATTCTTGGTTTTGATTTTTTGCTACAATTACTTTTTCTCCTCTTGCTCCAGTTAGTTTGTTTAGAACATCAGATTTAACTTGCATCATCTTTTCAGGATCTGGAACTCCGTTGTTAAAGTTTACTACTTTCGTTCCTGAAAAACCATTAATACAATCATTGATTAAATAATCTCCAATCTCGTTTTCTAATTTAGCATAAGGTAATGCTCCAGCATAATCGCAAGGATTGTAATAATAATGCCCTGGCGTATAAGGAGAAAGAACATAAAGCTCAACGCCTTTTTTATTTCCATAACCAAATGCTGGTATTCTTTCTGGCTTTTCTGTTGGTTTTATATTAGCCCAATCATTTGAATAATACCATGCTTCTATTTCTCCTTCATCATTGCATTTTTCTGCTCTTAATGTTTCCATTGGAAAATGATGCACTTGCTTTACTTTACCTTTTTCATAAACAACTTGAAAACAAGCCATTCCCAATATCTTAAAATCTTTGGCAAATTTTCTTAAATCTTTCTTCTTAAACAACGTAATCATTTGAGCATACTGCTCTGGTCTTCTAGATGCATCTAAAGCTGATATTCCTCTGCCATAAATCATATTAGTAACGCCATTTATAATAGCATTATTCGAAGTAGAGTTTATATACAGATCTATTAAGTAATTAAAATAGTCATTATCTACGCCATATTGAACCCAATCTTTGTGTTTAACTTCTGTTATAACTGGAGAAGTATATGCGCTTAAATTAGCTATAAATATATTTTTATCTATCATAATAGTATGTATTCATTTGTTGTTTCGTGTTCTGTAAATTGACCATCATTAATCGAATAAGTGCTTAATGCTTGATCAGTACAAAAGATTATATCTCTATATATAATACTAGATCCATTCAGAACTTCTAGTGTGTAAAAAGTCCCTTCTTTTAAAACTGGACTAAACGTAACAGATGTTTGCAAATAATATTTTGTTTTAGTAAAAGTAGGATTATAAGTAACCGAAGTATTTTGATCTTCATCTGTCAAAATAAGGCTAGTTGCTGCGTATTCTCTAGGAATAAACTTAAATGTTTGAGCGGTAGCATCAGTCTTTAAAATTATCATTATACTTTTCTTTATTTAAAAACCGATTTATTGCTTTTTTGTTTTATAATCAAAAAAAAAGGAGAACAAAAATTGCTCTCCTTAATTCTTCAATGTAAAAAACTAATTAAGTTCCTAAAACTACAACAGTATTAGTAGTATCTCCTATAATAGTTGGATCAATAAAATTAGCTGGCGATTTCTCTGTTCCAGTAATTGTTAAATTATACCCATTAAGATCTCCCATTGCTTGCCCAGTTGCAGTATTTACTTGCACTTCGCATCCATTTTCAATCCCAGCTAAAAAATAATTTCCGTTGTAGTCTTGAAAAATGATTTGCGGTCTTCCGTAAGAAAGCAACTTCATTTGTGCAGTAGTAGTTTTATCTTGTTTTTTAAGAACAACTGTTCCTGTTTGTGTCCAGAAACTCGTTCCGTTTTCTCTTGAGTTTTCGTTAGTTTGCTCAAAACCATTCGCTCCTTT